CGTATGCATTCGTGCGGCGCAGCCATGACCCGCGCGTGCTGGCGATGAAAGGTGTCGCACGCGGTGCCGCCTTGATTGGTACGCCGACCGCCGTCGACGTCACCATCAACGGCAAAAAACTCCATCGTGGCGTGAAGCTCTTCAGTGTGGTCGGACCCATCGCCAAGCTGGAGTTGTACAACGCGCTGCGCCTCGGCATCGAGCGCGATGAAACGGATCAACCGATCTATCCGGCCGGCTACATCCACTTGCCGAAGATCGATGCCGAGTACGTGCAGCAGCTCACCGCTGAGCAGCTCGTCACGCGCCGCGACCGTCACGGCTTTCCGGTGCGCGCGTGGGAAAAGCGGCGCGACCGGAATGATGCCCTCGACGCGTACGTGTACGCGCGTGCGGCGGCGGCCCAGGCCGGACTGGATCGTTATGAGGAGCGCCACTGGCGCGAGCTGGAACGGTCGCTCGGCATCGCCGCCGAACCGGTCGTCGCAACACCCGTTTCACCCGCGCTGCCCCCCGCGCCGGCCCGCTCGCCCGAGCGGCAGGCCCGCCGTGTCGTGCGCAGCCCCTGGATGCGCTGACGCGCTCCGATCGATACACATTATATATAGGCACGCTGGATGTCCGATTCGCCGTACACCACCGAACAGCGCGATGCGCTGCGCGCCGCCCTGGCGCGTGGCGAGCACCGCGTAAGCTTCGGCGACCGCAGCATCCAGTACCGCTCAGTCGCGGAATTGCAGGCCGCGCTGCGCGAGGTCGAGGCCGCGCTCAACGATGCCGCCGGCACGCCGCGCCCGCGTCACGTCCGCCTCGATACCCGCAAGGGCTTCTAGGTGGCTTGGTTTGCACGGATGCGCGCGGCGCTCTGGGGCCGCAGCACGCCCACACACGAAGTCTCGGGCTTTGGCCGCCGCGCACTGGCGTGGCGACCGGGCAGCCCCGGCGCGGTCTCCGCGCTGGCGGAAACCGGCGAGGCATTGCGGACGCGCTCGCGCGACCTCGTGCGTCGGAACGCCTGGGCCAACGCCGCGATTGAAGCGTACGTGGCCAACGCGGTCGGCACCGGTATCAAGCCGCAGTCGCAGATCGCGGACGAAGCCACCCGAGCCAAGGTGCACGCGCTGTGGCGCGACTGGACCGATGAGGCCGATGCGGCGGGGTTGACTGATTTCTACGGCCTGCAGGCGCTGGCGTGCCGCGCGCTGTTGGAAGGCGGCGAGTGCCTGGCGCGGCTTCGTCCACGCGAAGCGAAGGATGGCTTGTCCGTGCCGCTACAGATCCAGTTGCTCGAACCCGAGCACCTACCGATCTCGCTCAACCGGGAAGCGCCGAACGGCAACGTCATCCGTGCCGGCATCGAGTTCGACGGTTTAGGAAGGCGCGTCGCCTATCACCTCTATCCCTCGCACCCGGAAGATGGCGTGTTCGCGCCGATGAGCCGGCAGGGCGGGCTGGACACCGTGCGTATTCCGGCGGCGCAGGTCCTGCATGTGTTCCGGCCACTGCGGCCGGGGCAGATTCGCGGCGAGCCGTGGCTGGCGCGAGCCCTGGTCAAGCTCAACGAGCTGGATCAATACGACGACGCGGAACTGGTGCGCAAGAAAACGGCGGCGATGTTCGCCGGCTTCGTGACGCGGAGCAGTCCCGACGATCCACTGCCCGGCGAGGTCACCACGGAACCGGGTGTCGCGCTCGGCGGCCTAGAGCCCGGCACGATGCAGATGCTGGAGCCGGGCGAGGACATCAAGTTCTCGGAGCCCGCCGATGTGGGTTCCACCTACGATTCATTCTTGCGCACGCAGTTTCGCGCCATTGCGGCAGCGATCGGTGTGACGTATGAGCAGCTCACCGGCGACCTGACTGGGGTCAACTACTCGTCCATCCGCGCCGGTCTGCTCGAGTTTCGCCGCCGGTGCGAAATGGTGCAGCACGCGGTGCTGGCCTTCCAGCTCTGTCGGCCGATCTGGACGGCCTGGATGGATGCCGCCGTCATGTCGGGCGCGCTCGAGCTGCCGGGCTATCGCAAATCGTCACGTGCCTTCCGTGCGTGCAAATGGGTCCCACAGGGCTGGAGCTGGGTCGACCCGGAAAAAGAATTCACCGCGATCAAGCTCGCGATCCGCAGCGGCTTGATCTCGCGCGCCGAGGCGGTCTCCAGTTTCGGCTATGACGTCGAAACCATGGATCGCGAAATCGCCGCCGACAACGCCCGCGCCGATGACCTCGGTTTGATCCTCGACAGCGATCCACGTCAGACCGCCGGCAACGGCGCAGCCCGCACCGTCGCTTCGCCTCAAGGCTTTTAAATGGCTTATCCGCATCTCGCGGCGCGCGTGTTCAACACGCCGCTGCTGATTCATCGTGCCAAATTGGACGCGATCCTCGCCGTGCTCGCGCCGCGTTTCGACTTGCGCGGCCAAGCGCCGCCCGCGATACCACCGCCGCGCGGTGTCGCATCCAGCGCGGACAGCATTGCGGTGCTGCCGATCCACGGCACCTTGGTGAAACGCACCTCCGGCCTGGAGGCCCTGTCCGGCCTGACCAGTGTCGAGATGATTGGGCAGGCGTTCGATACAGCGCTGGCCGATCCGTCCGTGACCGCGATCGTGTTGGACGTCGACTCGGGCGGCGGCGAGGTCGCCGGCATCTTCGATCTCGCCGACCGCATTCGCGCGGCACGCGGCACGAAGCCCATCGTCGCGGTTTCCAACGAGGCCGCGTACTCGGCAGCGTACGCGCTGGCCAGCGCCGCCGACACGGTCTATCTGGCGCGCACGGCCGGTGTCGGCTCCATTGGCGTGATCGCGCTGCACGTCGACCAGTCGGCGCAGGATGCCGCCGAGGGACTCACGTACACCGCGATCACGGCGGGCGCGCACAAGAACGACGGCTCACCACATGCGCCGCTGACCGACGCGGCCCGCGCCAGCGTGCAGGCCGAAGTGGATCGTCTCTACACCTTGTTTGTCACCACGGTCGCCGAGGCGCGCGGCCTGTCGGTCGAGGCCGTGCGCGCCACGGAGGCCGGCCTGTACTTCGGTGCCGACGCGGTCACCGCCGGCCTCGCGGATCGCGTCGGCACCCTCGCCGACGCACTCGCCGATTTATCAACCCCCCCGGCCTCGCAGCCGGCGCTTGTCCATCCCCCGGAGAACACCACGATGTCCAACCCCACCGAATCGACGGCCGCGCCGCCCGTGCTCGATGCCATCGCGATTGCGCAAACCTGCGCCCTCGCCGGCCGTCCCGACTTGACCGTGTCGTTCCTCGAACGCGGCCTCGCCCTGGAGGCCGTCCGCAACGAGCTGCTTAGCCTGCGTGCGCAGGGGCCGGAGATCACCAGTCACTTGGTGCCGGGCGCGACGAGCGCCAGCGCCAAGCTCGAGGACAACCCGCTGGTACGGGCCGCGCAGGCACGAGTGACCAAGGGAGGTGCCCGATGATCTTTGTCGAAGGCATGAACCTCGGCGATCTCTTGAAATTCGAAGCGCCGAACCTGTACTCCCGCGACCAGGTGACCGTCGCGCCCAACCAGACGCTGGTGCTTGGCCAGGTCGTCGGCGCACTGACCGCGTCCGGCCAGATCGTCGCGCTCAATCCCGCCGCTGCCGATGGCAGCGAGCAGGCGATCGGCATCGTGCTCGCTGCCATCACCACGCTGGCCACCGCCAGCCCGAACGGTCTGCTGCTCGCCCGCGAAGCCGCGGTGTCCGATCACGCCCTGGTATGGCCGGCCGCGATCACTCCGGCGCAGCAGGCCGCTGCCATCGCTCAACTCAAGGCGCACGGCATTCTCGTGCGCGAAGGACGCTAATCCCATGACGATGAACAACCCGTTCGACAATCCCGCGTTCAACGTCACCGCGATGACCGCCGCCATCAACATCCTGCCGAACCAGTACGGCCGGCTCGATGAGCTGGACCTGATGCCGATCAAGCCGGTGCGCTTTCGCGAAGTCGCCGTCGAAGAGAAGAACGGCGTATTGGTGCTGTTGCCGACGCGCCCGGTCGGTGCGCCCGGTACGGTCGGCGTGCGCGGCAAGCGCAAGCTGCGCTCGATGACGGTGCCGCACATCCCGCATGACGATGTCGTGCTGCCCCAGGAGGTGATCGGCGTGCGCGCGTTCGGCTCGGAAACCGAGGTCGAGACCCTCGCCGATGTCATGACCGATCATCTGCAGGCCATGCGCGACAAGCATGCGATCACGCTCGAACACCTGCGCATGGGGGCGCTCAAGGGCATCATTTTGGATGCGGACGGCTCGGAACTGGCCGATCTCTTCGAGATCTTCGACATCGCGCCCAAAACCTTCAGCTTCGGCCTGGACGTCGCGACCACGGACGTCAAGAAGAAGTGCCTCGATCTCAAGCGCTACGTCGAGGACAACCTGCGCGGCGAGCGCATGACCGGCATCCGTGTCTTGGTCTCCGAGGAGTTCTTCGACGCGCTGACCGGCCATCCGGATGTCGAGCATGCGTGGGAGCGCTATCAGGACGGCGCGGTGCTGCGCTCAGACCTGCGCTCGGGCTTCACCTTCGCCGGCATTACGTTTGAAGAGTATCGCGGCAAGGCCGACGATGGCGAAGGTCACGTGCGCCGCTTCATCGAGGCGGGCGAAGGACACAGCTTTCCCGAAGGCACGCTCTCGACGTTCGCGACCTACGTCGCGCCGGCCGACTTCAACGAGACGGTCAATACGGCGGGGCAGCTCATCTACGCCAAGCAGGCACCGCGTCAATTTGATCGCGGCACCGATGTGCATACGCAGAGCAATCCGCTGCCGATGTGCCATCGCCCCGCGCTCCTCGTGAAGCTCACGATTTAAGTGTTTCACGTGGAGTAGGTGGATCGTTTGTGCCCAGTCGTCTTTGAAGCTGCACGATGCGGTTGAGCAGCACGTCGATTGTCAAATGCGCCTCGCCCAGCAGCTTCGTCAACTGCACATTGTCCGCTTGCACCTCGCGCAACCGGCGCAGTTCGTCGGCCTCCATGCCGCCGTATTGCGCACGCCACTTGTAGTACAGGAAATGGGGAACGCTGTGCCGGCGACAGGCATCGCTGACCGAGGCTCCGGCTTCGACTTCTTTCAACAAGCCAATGATCTGCTCTTCGGTGAATCGCTGGGTATCCATAAAGGCTCTCTTCCGTGATCCATAAGCGTTGCACCATCGTAACGGTGCATAAACACCATGGCAATGGTTAATCCTTTCGTCGATCTCCATGCGGCCCTATTCGCCACTTTGGGGGAGTCCGTCACCCTTCAGCGCGGCAACGATTCGCCGGTCACCCTATTGGCCATCGTCCGCCACGGGGTGACCAACGTCGGCGAGTTCGGCCGCGTGGTCGGCGCGCGCACCGCCGTCAGCCTGCCGCGCGACCGCTGGCAGCCACGGCGCGGCGACTTGGTCACCGTGCGCGGTGCGACGCATCCGATCGAGTCAATCGCCTCCGACGATGGCTACGCCGTCGAGGTCATCCTGCATGCCTGAGTCGAAAAGCTGGGCGGTGATCAAGGCGCTCGCCACGCAGCTCGCCACCATCACCATCGCCAACGGCTATCTCACCGATGTCGGTTTGAACGTCTGGACCACCGACCACCAGCGGCCAAGCGACGAAGCGCTCGGCCTGATGCTCTACAGCGAGAGCATCGTCGGTACCGGCCTCGATCACGAACGGCCGACGAAGCCGGTGCGGGATTTCACGATCCTGATCGAAGCCGCGATCGGTACGGCGCTGGACGATGCTCAGGCGCAGATCCACCGCGTTATCGAGGACGTCGAGTGCTGTATCGAGCAGTTTGCCAAGGCACCGCGTGCACCGCGTCAGACCACGCCGATGGTGCTCGCCGACATCGCGATCCTCGATCGACCGGAAGGCGCCGCCGTGGTCGCCATGCAGGCCCGCGTGGTGGGCCGGTACCTGCGATGACTGTCCGTCAGAAGGTTATTAGCTATGCCGCCGAACTGACCGGCGCGCTCGACGCGATGCGTGGCGTGGCGGCGACGCCGCAACGCATCCTGCTCGCCCAGCAGCGTGCCCTCGGCACCTTGCGCCGCCGCTTGCCGCCCGAAGCCAAACGCGACATCGGCGCGGAATACAACCTCGCGCCGACGCGTATCGCGCAGGGCCTGAGCACCCGCGTCACCGCCGATGGCCTCGTGCTGATCGGCAGCGCGCGTGGTGTCAACGCCATGGCCTTCGGCGCGACGTGGTCGCCGCGCTGGTCGGGGGGCGCACGCTTTGCGATCAAGCGCGGTGGCGACCGTTCGCCGCATCCCGAGAGTTTTATCGCGGTCGGTCGCAGCGGTAATCGGCTGGTGTTTGTGCGCAAGGGCAAGCCGCGCCTGCCGATCCAGGGCGTCTACGGCCCAAGCCTGGGCCAGATGCTCAAGCATGGCCGGCGTCCAGAACGTCTCGTTGAGTTCGCCTTGCGCGTGCTCGCAAGCGAACAGCTTCGTCTGCTGGGCAGTGGTGCTCCGTGAGGAAAACTCCCAGCGACCGGTAACAGGGGGAATACCTCTGTCGCTGACCGGCGTCGATTCGCCGATGCCGCCCCGTCCGTGGCTGCGGAGCCGCGAATGGTAGCAAGCCT